TCTCTGTCTTGCTATTCTATACTGTTGCATATATTTACTAGCTAATCCTTGATCTCCACCAATTGCAGCAACATTTGCTTTTTGTTTTAACTTACTAGGATCCATCTCTTCTTTTTGGCCAGGTGTAGTTTTCTTCATAAGTTTTACAGATTCCGGAGTTCCGTAATCATATTTGTAATTTTCTTCTACTCTTTTTAAATCTTTTACTTTATCCATATGAATACTATGATAAGTATGACCAGATAAACCAGCTTTACTTATTTTAGCTTTAGCATCTTTAACTAGATCTGCCATGTGATTAACATTTTTATCTGATGCACTACCTTTTTTTGCTAGCATTTTCTCAAAACCAAGATATTTATCAACTGCTATTACAGCTTCATGAAAACCATCTTTATCACCCATACCATCTTTTTGATTTTTATCAAATGCTTTTAAAGCAGACGGACACATATCAAAATGCTTAGTGGTTTCTCCGTGATGCACTAACTGATCGCCTTTAACTTCTTCTGAAAATGATTTAAAAGTTTTCATTCTTCTTCTTTCCCAGATGCAATATTTCTATACATCATTTTTACCTTTGATTTAGGCATTCTTTGAACATCTAAAATCATTGATGGTTGTTTAACTATTTTTCTAAGTTGACCTTTAATTCCTGAAGGACTTTTACCTACCATAATCATATCGGGCAATCCTTCAACTGAAACTTTAAACATCATTCCATCTTCATCTCCAGTAACCAAACCTTCTGCTATATCTTTAAATCGTTTCATTTTTTTACACCGAACCAAGAGCGTGGCCTAAAGCAGCCGCAGTTGTAACCCATGGACCATGCGTTTTCACTTTATCTTTGGTCCAAGATCTAAATCTTTTTATCCCAGAGTCAAAACTGCGGCGTTTTTTCTTATCTGCTGAAGGAGTTTGCTTAGTAGTTGTAGCTTGTTGATTTGCAGCTGCAGTATTTTTTGCTTGTGTTTTTCCTTGTGCAATTTTTGATGATGCAGATCCTGTATTTGTTGTAGTAGATCCTGGCCCTAAAGGTAATGTTAACTGTTTTGGTTTAGGTTTGAATTGAGTTTTCCGAGAATTCGGATTCTTCCCAGGAGGATACTTACTTTTGCCTCCTAAAGGTAGTTGCAACTGTGTTTGTTCTTTTTTTACATCTTTTCCACCTTTTGTTTTTGCAAAAGCAGCTCTCATTTTATCGAGAGTAAGATGTGGAGGATATTTCTTCTTACCAGTTTTAGGGTCAACTGCATCCGGATGTCCTTTTGGAACAGAATATGCTATACCAGTTGGACCGTATGCTTTATCTTCTTTATTAAATTTAGGAGCTGCTACTTTTTTAGTAGTTCTTTTCCAAACATCATGAGGTTCTTTGCGCTGTTGACCTGACCTATGAAGACCCCAACCTGGTCCTTTAGGTCTTTCTCCTACAAGTGTCTTTACAATTTCAACACCTTCTTTATGTACTAAATCTTTATCTAAATGTTTACCTCGACCTTTTAATCCCATTTTATCTGGGGAAATGCCCATTGGTTTAATACTAAAGCTTTTACCAGTATGACCTTGAGCCTTTCCAGGAGGTAATTGCTTAGCACCCTTCTTCTTCATAAATGCATCAATTGCCGCTCTTTCTGCGTCAGTTGTTTTATCTTCAGATTGAAGAACTTTTCTAATATTATCAGGACTACCAATTAATTTTGCTGATTTTCCAGATTTACCAATTAGTCTATGAGTAACACCATGCTTTTTCATTAATGCTTGAAAAGCTGGATCGTCATGCTTTCCGCCATATACTACACCACTTCCATGGCCATGTCCACTCATATATGCTTCTGTTTTCTTACCAAACATTGACTTAAGTTTATCTGTCGCCTTCTTATATATAGGACGATTAGCTAATCTATCTTTTTCTTTTGCTGTCTCTATCTCTTTTTTCATTTGGTTTAAGGCATCACGATTTACACGATATGTAACTTTTTGCTTTTTATTTGCTAGATTTTTTTTATCTGCTCTTTTTCTTTCAGGACTTACATCGCGATCTTTACGGCGTCTTTCTTCATCATCACGATTTTTATCTACGTACATCTTCGCTGCCATAGCACCACCTGCTGCAGCTGCACCAATAGATTCTTTTGCAGGAACCATAGCTTTACCAGTTAATTTATTAACAGCAGTCTTTATACCTTTTTGCATTTTCACATAATCACGAACACCCTTTTTTCTTCGCTCAGAACTATGTGGATCGTTCATCATATATCCAGCATGCGGCAAATCATCTGCTCTTTTCTTAATATATTTTGCTGCCAAATCTTTAGATATTTCATTAACATTAGCTTCTTTTTTAGTCTTAGGAGTTATAATTTTTACAGACTTCAAACTGTCCGGTTTATCACTGTGTACTACACGCTTTGCTTCTGTTGCAGGAACTTTAATCTTATCTTTATTCTTAGTTAATTTATCAACTGCCATATCTACACTTTTTGTATGCTTTACAAAATCTTTAACACCCTGGTGTCTTCGCTGTTTATGTTGACTACCCATCTGCTGGCCAGCGTATGGTATATCACGATGTGTTCTTTTCTTAATATATCTTCCTGCTAATTTTGCAGATATTTCATCTACTTGTGTTTCTTCATTCTTTTTAGAAAGATATGCAGCTATAGCCATATCTCTTCTATCTTTTGTAGATTTACCAGCAAATTGTGGAGCATCCGAAGTTTTAAAATCTTTTATCCAAGATCCCATTCCATCTGAAACTTTAAGTGGCATTACGTTGTTCTCCTATTCATTCTGATAGCTTTTTGTAAGCGTGCTCTATCTTTAATTGCGTCTATTCTATCTGCATTTCTTTCTTTTGCTCGTGCTATTTGAGCTTTAGCCATTTTATCAGGACTTTCATCAAACGTTTTAAATCCTGATACATTTCTTATTTTTTCATATGCTTCAACCGCATCTAACCAAACATTTTTTGGTTTATTCCAATTATCATTTTCTAATACTAAATAATTAGAACCTTTACGAGTAATAAGTGCTATTTCTTTTGTTTCTTTAATTTTTACTTTATCTCCAATATTAAAGAGTTGACCATCAATATATTTTTCTCTTGTTTCTGATACTGCTTTTAAAGAAACATGATTTTTAAATTCTTTTTGTTCTTTTAATCCCATACCAGATCTAACTGAATTATAAATCTTTTTTGCTTCAGCATTTGATACATTTTTTGGAAGACCTTGAGAAAATGAAGTAAAATCTTTTTCCATAACAGCTTGTCTCATCTTTGAAGCTGACATTCCTTTTGCACCATCTGCGTCTGGATCTCTATCTCCGGCAGATACAATATCGATACTTTCAAAATTATAAAAACCGTGTCTAGATTTTTTTCCATTATATTTGTTTAATAGAACTTCAAATTCGTTAATTCTATCTGAACCAACTATCATTGCAACTCTTTTATAACCTTCAGAATATAATTTACTTGCTACATCTAGAACATTTCTTATTTTAGAATCAGACATAATCTGTCTAGCGTGTTTAGGAAATATTTTTCTAGAAAACTTTACTTTTTCATTGAAGTGTAGAGGATTTTTCTTTTTATCTGTTGTTTGAGAGAGATAAACTCTATATGGATTTTTACCTGATTTTTCTGAAAGCTTATTCATTAACTTTTCATGGCCGATAGTTGGAGGATTCATACGACCAAACGTAAAAAATACGGTACGTTCTTCTTCAGTTAGATATGATTTAAATGAACTTATCACTTGTGGCCCTTCTTTCGAGCTATTTCTTCTCTGCGTTTAGTTGGTTTCATTCGTCTTGTCATTACTGCTATTCTTTTTTGTATAGCTGGTCTAGACAATCTTTTTTCTATTGATGCTTTTTGCGCATCAGATAAAGTTGATTTATCTTTTCCTTTTGTGAATTTTTTAGCTATAGCTTTAAGAGAAGATCTACGAGATCTTTTTGCTAATACCGGGTCTCTAGCCATACGTCGTTTAGCGCGTCTTCTAGCAATTTTTAATTGCGTCTTTCTACGCCTAGCATCGCGTGCCTTTTTTCTTCTACCTGATATTGAAAGTACTTCGTCGAGTTCAGACGTTTCTTCTGATACAAATGTTCTGAATGACATTATAGTCATTTAATTTCTCCCTGGTTTATCCCATCCTTTTAATATAGTCGGGCTAAAGTTGGCAAATGAAAATTCCATTCTGTCAACAATCTTAACCGCATCACCACCAAGCTTATCGATTGCAACATAGCCTTCTTGACCAGTTAGTCGATAGCCTTTCCGAGTCTTCAAAAACGTTTCTGTTCTATTCAACTTGTTTAGTATATTTATAAGTTTTAACTTCGCTAAAACTATAACTTTTTGCAATTCAAACATTTTTATTAAACTTTTTTTATTTTTTTCTGAGAAAAATGATAATATTTTGTTTAATTTTGCTTTTTGTGCTACTTTTCCTTGTTCTGTTTTTCTTTTATCTATTTCTTTTCCGTATCTTTTTTTGATCCAAACCACGAGACCATTCGCATGACGAGTCGTATCTTGAACAACTTGACCTTTACGTACAAAGGTATTACCATATGTCTCAATAAGTTGAGCAAGATCTTCGTTAGACTCCAAAGTTTTAAGGGTAGTAGAACTAATTTGATTGAATAAGAACCCAGCTTTGCTAAGGTATCCATTAACTTCCTCCGTATCTTTTTTTGTCATTGTATAATTTGTCATGTCTCTTAACATTGCATCTTGAGACCAGACATTAGCACTTTTATTCATTTTTGAAACATTAACACCATAAGAAGCTTTTAAAGTTTCAAAAGAATTACCAGTATAAGTAGTATGCCACACTATTCCTATCTTAGATTTTTTAATTCTTGTAGCCATTTCTGTATTCGCGGGTATGGCGTATACAATGGTATTGGGATGAAACGTAACATATTTTTTTCCTTTAATTTTCGATAAAGCCAAATCAGATCTAGAATATAAAAAATCTCCTTGTACTATTCCTTTTATTCCTAATTCTGGCAAATAACGTAATGCTTCTTTTAACTTAGTATTGAGATCACCAGAAGTATCATTATCAATATCACTATCAGACTTATAGACTGTTGGAGATTTATTAAAGATGCCCTTTTTGGCCACAAAAAATCTACCATCACGAGGATCAATACCAGCAAAAACAGCAGGAGCGCCATCCCATTTGACTGATACAGATCCAGCATGTTCTCCTCCTAGTGTGTCTCTTAATGAACGTAAAGCTAATATAGCTTCACGAGTTCCTTTAACTCCCCCATAAAGGACTTTGTCCTCAATATGAGTCATGTGAGTATTTTTTTGTTCAGTTATAAATTCTGAGAAATTCATTGCCAAGCCTTTACATAAATCGAAGATTCTGCTCCCTTAGAACCTGCATAATTAACTAAATCTGTTATTATTAAATTAGATTTTCCATTTTTTTGATTTGCTACTAAAGCAGAAGATACGTATATAGCACCTAATTTACTGTGTATATCTGCCATTGGTCTTGATTGTAAACCATCCATAAATTGTTTTTTATCTAAACCGTTATGTACTTTACTAGCCATATTATAAAATACATTTGCATAGCGTGATTTTCCGCCTCGAGAATGCAAATCTTTAGCCATTCTAATAAGAGCTTTATTATCAGGAACTCTCTTATTTAATCGTTTTAAAAATGTCTGTTGTATTTCTCCCCAGCCAGCTCGACCACCTCGAGCAGTTTTTAATTGTATTTCAACATTAACAGATGCAAGCGCCGATGATGTTCGAATATCCATCTTACCTGCATCAAATAATATATCGCCCTTTTTACTTCTCCAAAAGTCTGACGCTTTCTTTGCAAATTTTGCCATAAGTGATGTACTTTTAAACTTATGAATATCTGTACTTTCTTCTTCATTATAAACTTTTAACTTAAGACCAGAATCATTTAATATTTTTTTCAATGAAATACCAACGATAGTTTTATCATGGAAAGCTTTTACTAAAGCACTATTTAATTCTTGTACAGAAGTATTTGGTAATAATCTTCTCAAATTAACTCCTCGCTTAATTGCCCATATATCTCCTGGATTCCATTTATCATCAGATAATACTCTCATCTTAGAATTTTTAAATGCTTCTTTCTTTATTGCATAAATTTCTTTCATCGCATCAGAACCACGATGTATGATATGGCTTTTATTTACAATACCTTTATTAATTAATCCTTTAGCTGTCCAATATGCTGACCAATGCCACGATGCATCTAATCCAAGCATATCTTCATTCTTAGTGCCACCAACATCTGTTTTAGCTATAGCCGCTTCTAAATCAGAAGTTTTATAATCTTCAAATGATTTTATTCGACCATTTAACATAGCTTGAATATATACACATTGTAAACTTTCTGCATACTGAGTTTGAGTACTACCGCCTCCAGAACCACCGCCTCCTCCACCAAATACTGGTGATTTACCAATTTGAGATGATGAAATTTCCCCGGCACTTGTTGAAAATTTTACTGGCTTTTTATTTTTAATTAAAAGATCAAGAGCCGATAAATTTTCCTTTGAATTAGGAATTTTTATTTCTTTACCAGCATTTGTAGGTACCGGAGTATTATTTTTCATTATCTTACGTAAAATATCTAAACGTGCTTCACCAGTCTGAGAATTATCTTTTTCCCATTCTTTTGGTGTCATACGTAAATACGATAAATCGCGTTCTTGTAAATATCGTCTAAATCTTAACAACATACTCTCCTAAGTTCATATGCTATTTATATAATAATTTAATCCGAATGTACATAAAAAAAGCACCTTATCGGTGCTTTTCTTTATTAAAATTTTGTTTTTGTTTATTTAAATGCTGTTTTATTGCATATGTTCTGCGTTTAGACTTTTCAGCAGGATGATATAATGAATAAATTCTTTCCCATCCTTGGACTTTATTTTCTTTAGCCCAATTGGCATAACATTCATCATCGTGCTTATTAGCCATTATGATACCTGTATTGCTATATAAACACAAAGAAATAATATGATTAATTTACCATAATCTAAATCAAATTTGGTACCTTCACCATAAGCGTTTTCCCACGCTTCTCTAACTTTTCTCATCTAAGCTTCTCCAACAATTCTTTAGCCTTTTCAGGATTTTCAATCAATTGATTTTTAGCAAAATATAAACGTTCTAATCTTTTTTTAGTAGATCGATCAGTATTATGGCCTTTACCCTGTTTGCCTTCCCAAAATTTAATTTCACCTTCAATGACACCAAGACCCAGAGCTAATGCTCTGGAATCTCGATCCATAGATCTTAATAATCTATCAACCATTAAGCAGCCTTTCTTTCTTCTTTAATTACAAGAAGAATTTTCTTAAGTGGTTTGTGTTGCTTAATCGTAGTAGATCGGGCAATCACTTCATCTGCTATAGAAAGTAAAGAGTTTTTATTAGTACCGGTACAAAGTGGTCCAGACCATTCGTTATGAAACTTGCCGCTAGGCGCATAATCAATTACTCGAAATCTTAGCATATACCTACTATTTTTTGCGTTAGATTTGTATATGCTGAATTTTTGGACTTGATCAGCAGCATTGATGCCGAAATACATGTCTTTTTTATTTGTCTTAATTTCTTGTAGAATAGCCATTAAGCAGCCTCAGCAAATTCTAAGGCTGACTTAAGAGCTTCTCTTTTACGAAGTTGATTCCAACCGTACCAAGAAGAATGTAGACGAGAATCTGCATTATTTCCTTGTAAGTGATCGGCAGTAAAAGTAACAGCATTAAATGCTTGCCACCATGAACCTTTTGCAAAGTCTGCACCAGGTTGAATATCGACATTATCGTGACAAAGTTTAGCATTACGTGATAAAGTTTCAACTGAAAGTTCTTTTCCTTGAACTCTTTTATCAGTAGTACGTGGAAATACATTGTTGAAATACTCAATAAGAGCATCAGCACTATATCTCTTTTTACCAAGAAATTCAGCCATTTCTTTATAATTAGTAAGCTTTTCATGAGCTATGCCCATTTGCTCTTTTACTAAATCAGCATTAAATTCTGATCTATGACCAACTTTAACAGAAGTTTTAGCTTCCATATCTAAAGAAAGTGAAAGAGTATTATTACAAACAACTCTTATCGGAGTGAACCTTACATCAATTGATTTTCCATACGTATGTGGATTAGAGAAAAGTAAATAAGAATCTACTTGATCTCCTCCAAAAAGTTCAAATGAGTCTTTAACTTTAGCTAAAGCCCAAACCATTGCTCCACCTTTTAGTGAACCAGCAGTATGCATTTCCATATCACCAGCAAGAACATACTCACCAAAGAATTTAAAAGCATCTTCGTTTTGACAAGGAAACCAATCCTTACCAACATTAGTTAGAATTTTTCCATCAGTTTCTCTTACTAAAGATTTCTGACCAGTAGGAACCTTTTTACCGTCAAATTCGATAAAAGATTTTACTTCTCTAACTTTCCAATCAAGCCCAGCCTTTTGCATCATATGCTCAGGTGCTAGATCATTACTAACTGGAACTCCTAGGCCATGCCAAGGAACTTCACCAGCATAAGCCATTGTTTCGACTTCATGCGCCATTATTTATCGTCTCCTTTTTTATCACGTTTTAAAATTGTAAGTATATCAGTCAACATTACGAATCCAACACCAGCTGTCCAACCGATTGCTAACCATATAAGATTTTCTACTAACATATTATCCTCATTTCTTTTTCATTTAATATAGGTATATTATACACGGAAAAAAAGCATTTGTACACACTTATTTTCATCTTATTTAAAAATATTTATATAATAATTTAAAGTGTTACATTTATGATACATAAACAATTGAATCAAGATATATTCAAGATTGTATAAATACTTATATTAATATTGGAGATAATAATGGCTAAAATTCAAAATTACACTATAGTGTTTAAAGAGCCACAAACTGAGGATGTAACTGATGCAATGTATTCAGTTGGTAGCGGCATGCCAAACGCTATTAGAAACCACATTCAGAGTCAAATACTTGAAGGAAATATTACTAACGAACAGGTTTCTCTTTCTAGTAATGGTCTAACTCTTAAAGTTTCAAGGACATGGACAGATTCGGCTTATAATACTTTTGTAGATATATTATCTGAATCTGAAATGCTAACAACTATTCAAAATATGTCACATGTGAGCTCGGCTACTTATGGATTTTCAGATTCTTGATGTAATAGATACACAAAGTATCTTAGAAGAAATTTCTTATTTATTTAATAGAAAAGAACATGTATTCTTGCAAAAAGGCAATCAATTTATATATGATTTGCCATATACTAATTCTTTGTTAGAAAAATATCAAATGCAAACTGCTAGAATAATGCATCTCTATCCAAAAGAATGTTATTCGTGGCATCGCGATACTTCTCCTAGAATACATTTCCCGTTAATAACAAATGATAAATGTTTGTTTATCTTAGAGGATAAAGTGTATTCAATGGCGACTGGAAATGCTTATTATATTGATACAAGAAAGAAACATACTGCCTTAAATGGTAATCAGAAAGATTTTAATAGATACCATATAGTAGGCCTAATAGATGAATTGGTTTGAAGTAGATATAAAGTTAAATGAAAGAGATTATCAATGGGCTTTGGATATTGGAAACAATATTAAAGAACCTAATTGGACAATCAGACCTTATAAACTAGATGACAAAGAGATGAAACGCATATCTTATCTTATAGATCAGATTGGTATAATTCCTAGTTATGCAGCAATAATAATGGTACCGGCTAAAAGTATTTGTAAAACTCACGTAGATGATAAAGCTGATACTGCTGGAGTTAAACAGAGAATAACTGCAATCAACATTCCAATTCAAGTTCATAAAACTTCAATATTTCAATATATGATCAGCGATTCTCCTATTGAGACGATAAAACTTAATACAGCTAAATGTTGGAGGGTTGATATTCCTCATAGAGTAGACAATAGTAAAAGTCCATTTAACCGAGTTGTTCTAAGTTTGTCATTTGAGGAAACGGTTGAAAAAATTCACAAAGCATATCTTTTGCATAATTCCAACTGATATGTGGTTTGAATCTCCATGAAATAATACAGCGTTCTTTTTCCCAAGTATTATAATTAGCAGTTGAATGTAATTGTTTTGTATTAAATAAAATTGGTTGATCTGTCATACAATATTCTACAGCGTTTTCTAATAATCCTGTTTTATAAATTCTAGCCTGAGTTTTTTCTTCATATTCATATCCATTAGGTGCATACCAAAAATTAGTTAAGCATTTCTCATCACATCCAATCACTGGAATATTTATAGCAGCATTAAAGTCAGATCCAGGTATATTTTCTTTACCGTCAATATGTATTGGAACAAACATTTTAGTAGGTCGTTCTTTATGGTAATGAATAACTAAGGGTTTTTCCATCATATGTTCAATAATATGTTGAGGAACAACTTGTTTTAACTCTTCGTTAACATACCAATGTGGATAAAATATTAATTTATTACGCTCTGCGTAATCTCGTTTAAATCCTTTTATAATCTTATCTTGATTCCATTCAGGATATTTCAAAGGAATTATATAATCTTCAATAGAAACCTTTGGGTGTACTTGAAATAATTTCAACGTTTTTCCCTTCTTCTTTCAATTTATTTATTGGTTTTTGTGGTAATTCTATATGTAACATAAGTCTGTTAGCAGTAATATTCTTCACACCGTGTTGTTTCATAACGTCCATTATAACTGGTGTTGTAATATTATACTCTCCTCCATTTTTGTAATATGTTATAGCATTTGTCGGTTGGAATTCATTATAAAATATTGGTAACATAAGTAAGCAATTTTTCCTGTAAGGATAATCTCCGTGTAATGGTACATCTTCTCCTGCAAGTTGCATAAAGAAACTTACTACTCCAATTTGCATATCTCCTAGTTGATCAATAATATCTGTAATACACCCAAATTTTTTATCGGGGTATGCAACTATGTCTTTGCGTGGTAAAGAATACGGTATTCCTTCAATTTTAAGCCATTGCTTTAATTCTTTTATTGAATTGCCTTTAAATCCTTTTATTTCATTTTTGTAAGTTACTTTAGTATCCTCTAGCATTTCTGTTGATAACTTTTTGAAATAATTATATAATGCTTTACTATCATATTTTATATTTACTGGAATTATTTCTGTCATTAAAAATCCTAATTAAATCACTAGCAATAGCCGGTTGGCATATTTTCAACTGTTTTAATATTATCGCCTTCTATTATATAATGTTTCCATATATTCCATTGTTTTCTAGCTGATATTGTTAACTGTATATAATTATCAAATGCTGCATCCTTACCAGTAATTCTTAAAATACTTGCCTTAACTAAGTTCTCTTTTCTATATGATGTTACAATCTTATAATGTTTTCTTAGATAGTCAAGTGCTGGCCGTTCTAGTTTATATAAACTATGCCAATGTCCATGCAATATATGCGTCTTCTCAAATATTAGATTAGGATTAAAACAATCATTACCTACGTATTCTGGATCGTGTAAACTACCTTCAGCAAATGGCTTATTGTATAATTTGCTATAGTATTTTCCTAATGATCTACTTGTAGTTCGCGGAAAGCTAATAACAGCTATATTGAAAACTGTGTTCGCCATAATAATCGTTCACCTTCGAATGCCACTCGTTTATGATTCATCTTAAGATTATCCCATATCAATATATCATACGGTTCCCACATATGTACATATGCATTTTCTTCTATCCATTCACGTAATGGAGTCAGAACCCAATCATGGTTTTGTAATGTGCCAATGCTACAATACAAAATCTCTTCACCAGTCACGTGATGATTGATAATATATGGACGAGTAACGGCTTGTTTCTTTAAAATGCGTAATTGTTTTTCGGTAAAACATTGACCGTGTAAATGTGTTGGTGGATAATATTCTCCGACTGCATCTTTGTAAATATATTTAAGAGAGTCTGGAGCTTTGCTCATATCACAAAACCATGTTGGACTTAACTCAGCATTCTTGACGTTATGTAAGATTGTGCCGAAATAATTTCCTCGACCATAACTCCAATCATGATGCCAATCAACGTCGCCATCACCAAACAATCCTGTATTACTTAATTCTTGGATTGTACGTTTTTCATTCAATACGTGTTTATCAGTAACAAGTGGCTTGCCTAATACTTCAACTATACCTTCGAACTCTTGGATGGTCAGTTGACGATCCATCTTTATTTTAACTAAACCCTCTTCAAGAAGTTCAGTTTTTAATGTTCCTGTGACAACCATATTCCAGCTCTCCACAATTCTCTATCACCTGTATAACTATCTCTTTTGTGTAAACTGTGATGCTGATCACTTAAAATAATATCATATGGTTCCCAATCATGCGAGTAAACATACTCATCTTTCAATGTATGTTCTTTGAGCATATAATAAGTCTTATGTTGTTCGTCATGAGTAAGTCCAGCAAATCCACGAATTACACTCCACGGAAAGTATAATCCTTCTTTACCATTAATCGGGTGTTTAGTAACCAAGTCTTTACGAGGAGTCTGTTTCTCAAAGCTTGTCTTACCGTCAATATCACGGAACTCCATCATCGTTTGCTCATCACTAAAAACATTCTTATAATGCATTTTCTCTAATTTCATTTTAGCAGTATAAGTAACTACTTTAGATTTTAGCTTTCGTAATTTTTCTTTTGTATCTTCAGGTAAATCTGCAAATGCCGTTTGGTGATCAGTGAAATATGTCACGCCGCCGGTTTCGGCCGGTTGGTGCATATACATTGCCACGATATCATCATGACCTTTGCGGTTCATTCCAGCGCTATGCCATTCTAATTCACCGTCATCTTTACCAGCAAAGAGACCATTCTGTCTTACGCGTACTAATTCACCGGTAGCAATCGTACCGGTTACTTTATCGTTTTGTTGTACAACTTGACCAAGTTCTTTATAAAATTCTATAAGTTCAACTGGATCCCATGGTGATCCTTTACGAATTACGACGGTTCTATGATCTCCTAAAGATTCTAATACTTTGGGAGCATCTGGTTCTGTTAAGGTAACTGCCATTTAATTCTCCATTATTAATGTGTTACTATTTATTGGTGTCCAAGCAATATGTTGATAGTCTTCTTTTGTCATTCTATATTTTTCTTTAGGACAATTCCATACTTGTGGTAAATGTTTTTTATAATGATTAAAAGCTTGAGTTTTAGTTTCTCTACTCATAAAGGCACAATCAAATCCTAATGTTTTTGCTGCATCTAATTGTTGTTCTATCATATCAAGAGTTTCTTGTGATATTAAACCTTTAGTATTTGTAAATCTATAATTTGGTAACTTAAAAAATCTATTTAATATTCTACAATTATTTCCCCAGTATTCTCTCCAAGCTATAGAAGAAAACGCCCCTTCATAGATTGACACTGCGAACCATTCATCAACCATTAATCCGTCAAAAGAATAATTATTTTTTAACTTATCATTTGGTAAATCTTTTACCATTAATGCTATTTGATCTAATGCTTGATACCAACCTTTATCGTATTTAATAACCGTATTCATTTTTCTTTACATGTTCAAAAAACGGTGCAATAGTAAAATTTTCTGTTAATCTTCCTCTATTAGGATTATCATGATCTATAACACCATCGTCATCAGTTTGCCAATCAATCAATCTAATTAAAACTTTTCCAGCTTTTGTTTCATATGGAAACATATAAGATGTCAAAGCTTCTCCTGATTGCGGACCAGCTTTTACAACACCTGCTGATGTTTTTATTATATCAGATTTATTTATACCTAACCTATAAACAGCCATATCAGTTAACTCATCAATTGTATAAGATACGCCTTCCATATATCTTCCGATCATGCCAACAGATTTCATTCGAAGAACCGGAGTTATTTTATTATATGGAGATGTTGTGTTAAAATTAATTCCATTTGCCATTGCTCTTTCAGCAAATACTTCTACTTGTCTATTCATGACATATTCATTTACGCCACGAGCAATAATAGTTCCAGTATTGATTGGAAGTCTTTCGGCAAATATATTATCTAATGCTCTTACTTTTACTGTTGCCCATTTACCATTATCTAATTCTTTATATGCTGCATCAACATCAGCGCCATTCATACTATGCAATAATAATCTAAGTCCAGCATCTTTTAGTTTTTTAACATAAGATGGTTGAGCAAGTTTAAGGCCATTAGTAGTTACACTCGGTCTATGACCAAGAGTTTTTACTTTTGAAATTATTTCTGGAAGATCATTTCTCATCGTAGGTTCTGCACCTATCAATCGAATATATGTACGATTAGGTAATTTTGACAAAAACTTAAATAGTTTTTCTTTATCAAGATCAGGTACATCTCTATTCGGTATATAGCAATTAGCGCATTCCATATTGCAACGGTGCGTTAAGTCAACTACTATGTTAGAAAAGGTATTTTGTTCTGGATCTAATTCAAAATAATTCATATATTTCCTTTTGGTGCCAGATTCTGTTCCCAAGCTCTGGCGGGCTCGGTAGTATTATGCAGCGAGTGCGTAATCTACAGGTGCAAAATCATCGTTTGCATTTAAGTTTTTGCAACTCCATTACCTGTCGAACCTATTTCGCCCCCACAATAATACTCATAAAGTATTTTGGTGGAGGCGTCGGGTATCGCACCCGAGTCCAGACAACTTCCACGTTACGTAGTATTTATATTATACCATATTATAACGTGGAAGTAAATGTTTATTTTTTAATTAGGTACTATTGCATCGATACCTTCAAGATATTCTCCCATACCAAGAAGATCTCCAATAGATTTACCTGGAAAAATGTCTAATTCGCCAGATTCAATTTGATCAATAAGGCTAAGAGCTACTTCTGCCAAATTGCCAGGCATATTAGTCATTGGCGCCATTTTTACCATTCCGGTATCCATTCCGCCCCATGTATCAGCTGAAGTCCAAGATCCGTCTATTGCAGCTTGAACTCTTTCTACATAATATGGACCCCAATCATCAATGATTGCAGTTAATTGAGTATCTGGAGCAAAGTGATGCATATCAGAAGCTTGACCAAATCCTAACACACCGGCTTTTTGAGCAACTTGTAACGGTGCAGTAGAATCAGTATGTTGTGTAATAATATCAGAACCTTGATCAATTAATACTTGAGCAGCATCGCCTTCTTTAGCAGGATCAAACCAAGTATTAACCCAAACAATATCAATATCAAAATCTGGATTTACTGATGTTGCTCCTAAATAGAATGCATTAATTCCACGAATAACTTCTGGAATTGGAAATGAGGCGATATAACCGGCTTTGCCGTTTTCGCTCATATGACCAGCAATAACTCCTTGAACATATCTTCCTTCATAAAATTTTGAAGAATAAACTGCCATATTGTCGGCTGTTTTATATCCAGTAGCATGTTCGAATTTTACATTTGGGAATTTATTAGCAACTGCTAACATTGGATCCATATAACCAAATGAAGTAGCAAATATGATGTCTATACCTGATAGAGCCATTTGAGTTATAACTCTTTCAGCATCTGCTCCTTCTGGAACATTTTCGATATATGAAGTTTCAACTGCATCACCAAATTTTTCTTCGACCATTAATCGACCTTGATCATGCATATAAGTCCAACCGTGGTCTCCTACTGGACCAACATAAATGAAACCTACTTTTAATGGTGAAGCTGACGCAGACATAGCGAAGAATAGAGGCAATAATACAATTGCCAATAGTTTTGAAAATACTCTCATAAATTTCCTTTCGAGGGTGTTGTGGCAGGATCGTAAGGAGATACTCTGCCGATTGAAGTTTAAAGAATTATATATACACGTTTTTATATAAATAGATTTGTATATACTATTAGTTATCATTTATTTTTTGAAGTGACATGAGGATTCACAAAAGGAATATAAATGATAGATCCAGTTACAGCATTAGCTACCGCATCAACCGCTTTTAACCTGATCAAAAAAGGATTTCAGGCCGGAAGGGACATTGAATCTATGGGAGCGGACCTAGGTCGATGGATGGGAGCATGCTCTGATATTAAAAAATCAGAAGAAATGGCTAAAAAGCCACCACTATTTAAAAAGTTATTTGCAGCAGGTTCAGTCGAAGAAGAAGCACTACAATCTCTTATGGCCAAGAAAAAGGCTGAAGATATGCGTGAACAATTAAAAAATATTATTATGTTTAGTAGAGGTAAAGGTGCATGGGATGAACTTATAAGAACAGAAGGAGAAATTCGTAAAAAACGTCAACGTATGATATATGAACAACAGGAAAGAAGACAAGCATTGCTGAACTATATTTTAATTAGTATTGGAATAGCCGCCATATGCGGAATGTTAGGAGCAATGGGTTGGTTCATTATTACAAATTTACCTTCATAGTTTTATTTGTACTTACTTCATCAGCATGGAGTGGTGGTAAAACTTGGAAGTCTGAAGGAGGAATGCCTTCTAATATAGTTGGAACCTGTTATACATGTACAGCTAACAGTGCTACTACTATGACATATGAACAACAAGTACGTAGAGGCGTACGTGAAGATCCTAAAATGGTTTTATGTCGTAGAGTTAAAAGAGTTAAAACTAAAGCAGGAACAGAAGCTTGTGTTTATAAAGGACCAAATAGAACGTGGACATTCGCAGTTGAAACTGTATGTCCTGCAGAGTTTCTTTGTAAATACGAACCAAACGGTAAGGAGCCAAATATAGATGACGTTGTTCAATCTATTAACGAAGGTTTTGACTAATGAATCATTATTTGAAAGAACACTATCGGAGAATGACATATTCTCTTAACGAATATTCACTTGAATTAGACGGTGCTAAAGGTAGAGTTTTTCAAAATAATAAGTTAGTATTTTTAGGATTTGCGTATAAAGCAATAAAAATATATATTAATAGAGTACCTAGTCAAAAACATCATTTTAAATCACAATTAAATATGAGACAAAAAGTTATATTTGGAGAGGGACCGCCAAAACCAGAAATTCCAAAACCCACAAAGAAATTAAAAGGTCGACCATAATCTAACGATATAGATCTGTATCTTGAGAATTTATTTGTATATTTTCAATAGGATTTGTCTGTAAAGTTACAGTTGGTCCAAAAGATAATTCATCGCTTTTAATTTTTTTATCGTGAATATCCATTTGAATAATAGTATAATGTAAGATTTTCATTAAATCTTTTCTAGCATCAGTATGAGTTCCTTTTTTACCATACCGTTGAGCATATTTAAGAATATTTCCAATACAAAAACCATCACCATGACCAGCATCGATAATAAATTCTGTAGCTTGAAATTTTTCTTTTGAATAGTGCGAATCATATGTTTTATCAATATGATCTTTTAATGCAGCAATATGCATATCTTCATTAAATTTATAATCTATCATTCCCAATCCTTTCTATCATTTTCGTTATCCCAGCCGTATGTATATTCTCTAATCTCAGCATCTGTCATACCTTCTTCAGAAACTGCAGAAGAAGTAAGTGTATCACCAACATAATAATGCGGATCAAATGCTCGACCGTAGTAGCGATCTGCACTACCACGGTCTTGAGGAGAACCATGTCTAGGATTTTCAACTATCGGCATTTATATCTTCTTTGAATATAGACATCAAAAACTTTAGCATTTTCAATACCACCAACTAAATCGCCATGATAAGTAAATTTTCTAGTTCCGAATCTTTTATAAGGTTCTCTACCTTTTTTCTCTAATCTCCACTTATAACGATTTCCGTATTTGTCTATTGCAAATTCAGTAGTTTTATTAAAATACTTTATAGCCTTTCTGACTATTTCAAATTCTTCCATATCTGCAGAATTTTCGCGATCAAATCTTCCGACAAACGCAGATGATACTCTATTATTATTAAATTCAATTCCCATTTTTTTCCTCTTCTATATTGCCCAAGATTTAATTTCGTAACCAAAGTTATCGGCTACCCATTTAGTACCGTAGTCTTTTGCTACAGCTACAACCATTTGTTCACGTGGATGTGTGTCCAAAGATTGAAGAACTATTTTAGCTTGAGGTGCACAATCATATTCGATGAAGTTACGAATAATGGTAAAATAACCACGATCATCTTCATACATCTTTTTCATATCAGCATCTGTTTCAGCTTCAATATTAACTCTATAATCATTAATCAATTCATTCATGTTAGTACTAAATTTGCCGTTATTTGAAAAAGTCATTATGACGTCATCCTCTTTAATTTTAATTTTAATTTCTTCTAATATTTTTTTTATATTAATCATTTTATTATTCTTTAATTATTATAGTATTATTATACAATAAATTTTTAATAATGTACACGTTTATTTTCATCCTAACAGATAATATAAATTCCACCAAGTGTATTGAGGTCCTTGGCCGAAATCTATCCAACCAAGAACAAAAACAAATAAGATAATATATCCTAAAAACTCTTTCATTAAGCAGCTTCTAACATACTTAATGGAACATTATATACACCAGTAGCTGTATCAACTATTGCTTTAGTTCTATTGATTTTTGTAATAGT